GCGGGATTGCCGAAGCGATGGAGTCGATCGAGATTCCATCCAAGGCTCAGATAGAGATCGCCGTGCTGTGTGTTCCGCTTGCGAAAAGGATTGCCGCAGAGGGGTTTAAGGCTTGCCTGTCAGGCGAGGCTGCCGATGAGTTGTTTGGCGGATACGGAAACTTCTGCATCCAAGCCAGCCGCGAAACAGACGACGGCGTGATCCGGCTTAGGCTTGAGCAGTTAGCCAAAATGTCTCGCGGAAACTTCGTCAGGTGCAATAAGGCGTTCATGGCTGGCGGAGTCGAGTGCAGACTGCCGTTCATGGAGCAGAGGCTTGTTGAGTCGGCTGTGCAATTAACCAAGTCGGAGTCGCCTCCTGGCAAGAAACTGCTCAAGATGGCGGCAGAGTCGATCTTGCCGAAGTGGATCATCAATCGACCAAAAGACACATTCCAAGGAGCCAGTGGCGTCGCCGACGAGATCGCAAGGCGAATTGCTTCACCAACGAAATTCTATAACTCAGAGCTTCGCAAGAGGTTCGGATACTTACCGGAGGACTGACATGGAAACCGAAGGGGCAGTCGGGTTCGATATTCCAAGGAACTGGACATTCAAAACGGCAGATATCGCTAGCGGGTTCGACAGGCATGTTCGCGAGCAGTTGCCGTGGTACGACCTGACAACCGGAGTCGTGTCTCACGTCGCAAGGCATTACATCCCTGACGGCGGCTTGGTCTACGACATTGGTTGCTCGACCGGCAATATCGGCAAGGCGATCGCTGGCACTCTTGAGGATCGCGGCGCTAGACTGGTTGGCGTAGACAACTCTGAGGCGATGCGGGCTAAATATGAAGGCCCAGGCGAGTTTGTTTGTGCCCAGGCCGAGAAGTTTGATTATCAGTCATTTGATGTCGCGATCTTATTCCTGTCGCTGATGTTCGTGCCGGTCGACAAGCGTCGCGATCTCATGGACAAGCTGCGATGCCGCTGCCGAAAGGGCGGCGTGATCGTGGTATTTGATCGCTGCAACCCAACTGGCGGCTATCCGTCGCTGGTTCTTTCTAGGCTTACGCTGGCTGGCAAGATCGCATCAGGTGTTCCAGCCAATGAGGTTCTCGCAAAAGAGATTTCACTCATTGGCGTCCAGAGGCCAATTGACCCGAAGGTTCTCGGCGAGCACGCTGTTGAGGTTTTCAGGTTTGGTGATTTCGCTGGCTGGCTGATCGAAGGCTAGATAGCTGTTGTATTCGTGCGTGGCAGCACAATCAAAGAGGGCATTATGGCAAACTACAAAGGCGGGCCGGGCGGGGCACCGACGAAGCTCACGGCAGCGATTCAGAGCAGGATTGTCTCGGCTATTCTCGCCGGGAACTATCTCTGCGTGGCGGCGAAGTTCGCCGGGATTCCGGCTGAAACGCTGAGCCGCTGGCTGACGCGCGGCGAGCAAAAGCCGAGTAGCGTTTACGGAAAGTTCCATCAAGCCGTGAAAGACGCCGAGGCTCAGGCCGAGGTTCGAGTCGTCGCCAAGCTCAATCAGCACATGGAGGAAAGCTGGCAGGCTTGCATGACCTACCTCGAACGCAAGCACCCGGATCGCTGGGGCCGCAAGAGCAAGGTTGAGGTCACGCAGAAACCGCCCGAGCCGCCACCGGCACAGATCGACTTGAGCAAGCTGAGCAATCAAGAACTGGCTCTGCTCGACAAGCTCTCGCGCGAGTACGGCGGGCAGGCGATTCCTCCGGCTGGTGGCGAAAATGCGTAGCTCGCTTGTGCCGGGTCGTGGTGATGTCATTGCCGAGTCGCGGCGTCGCTGCGGTCGCTTCTATGACTTCGTGCAGTTGGCCTGGAACCAGGTCGAAGATTCGACCTACATGGACAACTGGCACATCGAGGCGATCTGCGATCACCTGGAAGCGATGGCTCGCGGAAAGATTGGCAACCTGCTCATCAACCAGCCGCCAGGAACAACCAAGACGCTACTCTGCTCGATCCTGTTTCCGGCCTGGGTCTGGACATGGTGGCCGTCTGCAAGATTCCTGGTGGCGAGCTACGCCCAGGACTTGTCGACCAAGGCGTCGAATAACTGCCGCAGCGTGATCGAGAGCGACTGGTACTGCGAACGGTTTGGGAGGCTGTTGAGAAACCAGAACAAGGAAACCCGCTTTCAGAACACGGATGGCGGCTGGCGATTGGCGACAAGCATCGGCGGTCGCGGCACGGGCGAGCATCCCGACTTTGTGATCTGCGACGATCCGATCAAGGCTGAGGATTCACGGTCGCCGCTCAAGCGGCAGCGAGTTCGCGAGTGGTGGGACGGCACGATCTCGATGCGTGGTGAAATTCGCGGCGTGCGGCGGTTGATCGTCATGCAACGGCTCCACGAAGACGACCTGGCTGGTCACGTCATTCGGCAGGGGGGCTACGAGAAGATCATTCTGCCGATGGAGTTCGAGCCGAACCGCATGGAGCCGACATCGCTCGGCTGGATTGATCCACGCACGACCGATGGCGAATTGCTCTGGGAGCAGGCTTATCCGAGGGCCAAGGTCGATCAGTCGAAGATCAGGCTCAGCTTCGACGCGCCCGGTCAATTGCAGCAGCGACCAAACCCGCTGACCGGCTCGATCTACCGGCTGGAGGATTTCCGCTACTTTACGATCGAGTTTGTCGATGGCGTCGAGTTCGTCGTGGTCGATGATGATGCCGGTTCAAGGCGATACGAAGCCAGCCGATGCACTTGGTTCCAAACCTGCGACACGGCTCAGAAGACCGGCAAGGAAAACGATTTCACGGTGGTCGGCACGTTCCTGCGAACACCCGATCACGATCTGCTCGTCTACGATATGCGGCGCGAGCGGGTGGCGATTCCAGATCAGTATGCGATGATGATTTCCCAGCGGCGGCTCTATCCGCAGTTGTCGTTTCAGGCGATCGAAGACACTGGTGCTGGTATCGGCTTGATCCAGGCGGGCGAGGTTCGCGGCACGCCGTTCCGGGCTCTCAAGGCATCCAGAGATAAGATCACGCGATCCGAGGCGGTTCTGACGCGGTACGCATCGCACAAGGTATTCCACCGATCGGGTGCGGCGTGGCTGTCGGACTTCGAGGCTGAACTGCTGCAATTCCCGCGCGGCTCGCATGACGATCAGGTCGATGTCGTGGCCTACGCAGGGGCCTATCTTGAGAGCCGGGAAACGCGCGAGCCAGGCGTTCTTTCGCTCGGCGCTGGCGACCTGCCAAAAATGAGCGACTTGCTCAAATAGCCACGCAACTTGTTGCGGGATTTTTTCGATTTTTCTTGTTTTTGTTGTTGACTTGCGTCTAGCTTTACGATATATTTAATAGCGTCAGATGACAACCACCACCAAACACAAGGAAACACGATCATGACCGCACGACACTTGGCACTGGGCGATCGCACTCAAGAAACTCTTGAACTCTCGCTGAGCCAAAAGAGCGCTGCTCAATTGCGGGCGATGATGGCTCTCGACAGCCGCGAGGAGCGTCGCGAGGCGGCTCGGCTGGAACTCGAAAGCCGCCGCTAATCACCAATCACCACCACGCAACAAGTTGCGGAGCATAATCATGGCACTAAAGCCCGGCGATCTAGTTCGCGTTTCCCAATACCTGACCTGCAACGGCTTCCCTGATAGCAAGATTCCAGCAGGCACGATCACGCGCGTGGCGATGGTCAACAATGAGGGCAGTATCCAGCCGGTCTGCCAAGCCTTGAAGATCGGCAAAATCCACAAAGACCAGTGCTACTGCGCGAGCCGCTTCGAGCCGCTGGCGAACGTCAAGGACGACTGGAAGGATCACGTTAAAGTTGGCGATGCACTTGTTGCATTGGTTGATTCACCGTTGGGTGCGGACACCGTAGAGGCAGCGAGCGTGATGGTAGTCAAAGAAATCCGTAATGGCAGCGTTTGCTCAAGTGATGGCTGTCGTTACTGGTGGCCGATCGCTTCGCTCGAAAAATGGTTCTGTCCGGTCGATCACTGGCAGCACCCGAACGTCGAGGAGATTAAGGTCGGCGACAAGCTCCGTGTGCGGGCCGGGTTCGATTACGGACGCACCGATCCGAATCCGCCGAATCTCCGGGCTGGCGAGATCGCTGTCGTCAGCGATGTTCGTCCAGGGGATAGATGGTCGGTGATTGTTGAAAAGCCGGAATACTGGTCGTTCAGAAAGGAATTTCTCTGGAACGTCGAACTCGTCAAAGACGAGCCGTGGCATCAGCGAGTCAAGGTCGGCATGTGGCTCAAGGTGACGGGCGATGTGAGAAGCCAAGGAATCCACCGCGATCTTCTGCCGGTTGGCTCCAAGGTCCGAGTTGTCGAGCTTCATTCAGGCGGATTCAAGACTACCGGCATCGACGGCGAGAAGGCGACGGGTGCAGGCGACATGTGGCATTGGCTGCTGCCTAGTGCCAGTAAATTGCTCGAAGAGATCGTGTATCGCGAAGACGGCCTGGAAAACATTCCGCAGGAGTACGAATGGCTGCGAGATATCAAGCCGGGCGACCGGGTGTGGTACGACGACAAAACCTGCCAGCAACATTCTGGCGAGGTCGAGTTTCTGGAGATTGTCGAGGAGCCGTGGAAACGACGGGAGATTATCGCGGGCATCAGTAGCGAGATTCAGAATGACGCCTCGAAGATTCAGATCAGGGTCCGCACTAAAGGCGGAGCGGTGCTGGCTGGCCGGTTCGTAAAGTGGTTCAAGCCGATGGTGCAGCGGGCCGAGCAGAGGCCGACCGCGCCGACGCTCAGAGAACTCGTTCGTCAACGTCTAGCGGGAGCCATCCAATGAATCCAGGTTGGGTCAAGCATATCTACTGCGGCATGAAGCTGGTCGTGCTGGTCAACGATCCGAATTGTGCTCCGATTAAAGCTGGCGGTATCGTCACGATTGGCCTGATCGAAGACGGCATATTCTGGACGGGCCGCCCAGGTGCCGATGCCGGTCAGACTTGGGTCTTCGAGTGCGGTTCTGCTGCCGAGCAGTTCCGGCCAGCCCAGTACGACCACCGCTGGTGCAAGACGATTCCGAAAAGCGAGCGGGCTGCCTGGATTGAGAAAGTCGAAGTCGGCGACAAGCTCCGCGTGCTGGTGGATTTTCCGCAGATGGCTGGCTATCGTCGCGGCGATTTAACTGAGGTTGCGTTTGTTGGACCCGAGGGATTGTCGCTCAATAATCAGCATGGCATCTTCGGGGCGAGCACAAGCACGATTGAATACCTTTACGAGCCGGTCGAGCCGCCGAAGCCCGATGTTCCGACGCCTGCGGCGAAGCGGTTCGGGAATCCGCTGCCGGGACTCGAATGGCTCAACACGGTCAAGCCGGGTGACAAGCTGGTGATCGTCGAGCCGTTCTCGGCGAATGTCGAGCGGGGAACGATCGCTGTCTACATGAGCGATGACGGCGACAAGCAGGGCGATGGCGTGAACTGCTACCTGTACTGCAATGACATGGACGGCAAGCGGCAGCAACGGTTCGATGGCTGTGCCTGGAGATTCAAGCCGTACGTCGAGACGCCAAAACTGACACTTCGAGAAGCGATCCGTCGCAAGCTGCTACAAGGAACCGAGCCATGACCGCGATACCAACTTGGGTCTACCGCTTGCAGATTGGCGACAAAATTCGCTGCATCAAGAAGCTGTCGGACTGTCGACCCGGCGATATCGAGACAGTCACATCACACAATGCTTGCCACGGAAAAGATGGGATTCAGTTTACGCTACGCGGAACGCCGTGGTCGGCTTGGCTCGAAGACTTAATCGTGTTCTTCGAGCCGCTGTTCCACACGAACAAACTGCACTCGCTGCCGGAAGACCTGCGCTGGATCGACGGGATCAAGCCGGGTGACAAGGTGCGGCTGATCGAAACCGACGAAGATGGCTGCTACGGCAAGAACGGCGATGAATTTGAGTTTGTTCGCCTGGGCGACAACTTCCAGAGTGGGATTGACGACGCGATACGAGACGGCAGTCGAAATCGCTTTCCGTTGATTGATATCATCGGTCGCAATGGCAATCTAGTACATCCGTTCTGCTGGCGGTTCGAGCCAGTCGTGAACGCGCCACCAGTGGAGATCGAGCCGCCCAAAGAAGCCAAGCCGACGCTCCGTGATGCCGTTCGCGCGAGCCTGCTGCGATCCTTGCCCGCAACAAGTTGCGGATAATTTTCAAATGGCTGATTTTTCTTATTGACATTGGTCTAGCGTGACGATATACTTAGGGAGTCAACACGATAACCACCAGTCAAACGAGATCAAGATCATGAGCCAGCAAGTTCTAGAGCAAGTCAAGCAGATCGCCAAGCGGTTCGGTGGCTCGCTCAATGCGAACGATGGTTACATCAAGTTCGGCGGTTCAGTGTTCGGCGATGCCTGCAAGCGTCGCGCGGCTGCCGCACTGGCCGAGATCACGCACTTGAAGGTGCGAGCCTCGATGATTGAGAGCTTTCGAGGCTGGCTAGTCGTGTTCGGTTAATTTTCCACCCCACAGTTCGAGGAGATCAAGCAATGGTTGCCGCAGCGAAGGAAGTCAAGGATGTTGAGTTGGTCGAGGTTGTGATTGCAGCGCCGAAGACGATCGCCAGTATCGCCTCCGAGGCGTTCTCGATGTACGAAGAGACGCTGCTGGACATCGAGCGGGAATCCGCCGATGGCATGTGCAGCAAGGCCGAAGTCGGCAGCACGATGATGACGCTGGCCGTCATGCTGATGAAGTCGGCAGTCCGGTTCACGCAATGCACCGACGACATGCCGCTTAATTACGACAGCAAGGAGGAGTGCGACCGCGACTTGGCTCGGGTTGAGCCGATGCTGATCGACAAGGCATCGAGCGACGGCGAAAGTACGGTGCTTTTGCAGTCTGTGCTCGGGATGCTGTTGACGATCCGCAAGAGCGTCGGCGAAATGATGCGATCCAGCCTGAGCATCGTCAAGGCCGGTGAAGGCATTTCGATGATGCGCTGCCGGATGCTGGGCCGCGAGCGGCTGCGTCAGATCGCCGCCGAGAAGGGCCAGGACTGGAAGCAGGTCTTCGAGATCGGCGAGCGTGCCGCCACGAAAGCCGCGAACAAGGAGCCGCTGACCGAGGAGGAGCAAGCCCATTTCAGCGAATGGGAGTCGATCTGCCGGGATATCTACGAGCAGTTCAGCTAGGGAACACTGTGGTGGTGTGCCACGGCGGCAGGTGCTAGCGAGCGTCGCCGCCGTGGCTGTCTTTTGGAGCGAAGATCATGAGCAAGGTACTGGATATTTTGAACGAGGAGCGGCGATATCCACGCCGGTTTGTGCTTACCGACCCAGGCCGTCGCGGCAACTTCTACTGGCAGATAGAGAGCAAGAAACATGCCATCGAGTATGGCGGGTTTGCTCACTTCTTTAATAACGGCGAGCTAACGTCGACGGTGACGGCACATGTGATGTGCTGTTCGGTCGTGCAAGGCGAGTTCGTCGAGGTCTTCGATCATCACCCGTTCTTGTTTGTCGAGCGTGAATGGGGCGGCGTTAAGTGCATTGACCGGATCAACCCCGATGGCACGGTCGATTTCAGGATCAACGAAGGCTGGCACGACCAGACGAACCACAAGGTTTACCGCGACGCTTTCGGTGAGCGCTCGAAAGTCATCTACGCCGCCAACCATGCCAATGCGGTCGCTCCGCAGGCCGATCAGTACCCGAAGCTGGCGATCTATTTCCAGAGCTTTAGCGGAGATCACTCGGGAGTCGGCTACGGCGACAAGCACAACAGCTTTCCAGGCATTTGGAAGAGAGTTCACAGCGTTCTGCAAGTCGACCCCGAACTGATTCCGGTGGCGGTCGGCCACAACGGCAATCTCACCGAGGGCGTCGATAGCTGGGACGTTCGCACGATCGACAAGCATGTGGAGCGTGGCGTCTGGATTCCGTACGTCATCAAGCCGTTCAGCAAGGTGCGGCGGTTCGAGAAGATGGAAAGTGCCAAGTTCACGTTCGTCGACATCGACTCGGTGAGCGGTCGCGTCTGGTTTGTCGATGCTGTCGGCGACGTAATTGAAGAGGATTTCTACGAATTAGCTGGCGGCAAGACGCCGTGGACGATCGCGGAACTTGAATCACTCACCGCGACACCTGGACTCTGGCGCGAGGTTGCGTTCCAGCCCAAGCCGAACCACCCGGCGATCAATTTCAGGAGGTTCGATGTCAACGCCTGGAGCAATGAGCTAAAGTTCGTCGAATGGTCCGAGGATTTCACGGTCAGCGCGGTGATTAAATGCGATGGCAGTATCGAGGTCAGCAGATACGACGCTGGCGAGGCTCGGCATCACGCTCCGCAGATTCTCGGGCTCGCGGCAAGCGGCAAGTGGAGTGAGGTTCCGGTCGAGAATTTGCCACGCGGATTCTTGAAGACGGTGCCGCCCGAGATCAAGGTGCCGCTGCGGACTACGCTACGGGAGGCGATCAAGCGATCATTAGTGGGACGGTCCTAACCGTCTCAGGTTCTTGGCGACCCCGGCCAGTTCGTGCTGGCCGGGGTTTTTATCCGCAACTTGTTGCGGGCATCGAGGCTCGAAAACCCTTGACCGATTTCGGTATAGCCATAAGATAGAAGTCAATGACGCGGGTTAGTTCAGTCTGGTAGAACGCGAGGCCCATAACCTCGATGCCGTGGGTTCAAATCCCACACCCGCCACTTGCACGGTGACGCGGCACTAGCCGCAGCGTTGGACTTGAAATCCAGCGGCAAGAACGACAAGCCTCAGTCAGTTGCTCGGGTACTTGCTAGCCGTAACCGGGCGTGCCACTAGGGCGGCTCGCTTAAAGCTCGCGTTAGTGAGCGCCGTGCAGCGCAAATGCTTGGGTAGCTCAATTGGAAGAGCAGGGCCAGAGTGCCTAGTATGGCGGTTCGAGTCCGCAACCAAGCTCTGATAGGTAGATGGGCTGTTGGTCAAACGGGAAGACGCCTGCCCTGCAAGCAGGAGATCGCAGTTCGATTCTGCGACGGTCCACTGACGATGCTTGCTTTTCGATCAAACAAAACGAATGTACCGGGCGGCTAACCGGGCTGTCGCTTGTCGACAAAAACAAGGTCATCGGGAGTTTGGCGTCTCCCTGCCGATCAAAGGCTGCATCGTCAACACGGAAGTGATCCGGCTGGATGAGGAGCCTGTCCTGAAAACAGGTGGTCGAATCGAAAGATCGGCTTGTGGGTTCGAGTCCTACCGCTTCCGCTTAGAAGAAACCGTGGGCAGTCTAGCTATCGGGGCGACTGCATCTGGACCGCCTGCCGTGGAGTCCTCCCTGGCGGTGAATAACTGAGGACCGACCGATAGCACAAAAGCCTTCGTAGCTCAACGGTAGAGCGGCTGATTTGTAATCAGCGGGCTGGGGGTTCGAGTCCCTCCGATGGCTCTCGAAATACAACCTGCCCGCCAAGGCAGACCTGGGACGGTGCAAAGGGGTTAAACCTTGAGCACCGAAATCACAATCCGAACGGACGGGCAGGCCAACGATTATCCTGGCGCGGAGTTCTGCGCGCCGATCGCCAGTCAGCAGTTCATTCAACGGGCTGCCGATATGGAAGCCTTGAACGAGCGGCTGCGGCTGGCGTTTGGGTTCCAGAATACCACTAAGGCCCAGAACGGCCTGTCGGTGGCACAGCAAGTCCAGTCGATGACCGGCTGGGTCTTCGTCGCTGTCAATCGAATCCGCAATGGCGTCGCGCGGGTGCCGATGCGGGTCTACCGCATGAACCGTAACGGCGACAAGCCGGTCGAGATCACCGACCCGAAGAACGACCTCGTTCGTCTGATCGAAAACCCCAACCCGCTCGATACCAAGAGCGAGTTCTGGTCCCAGACAGTGATGTTCTTGGAGTTGACCGGCAATGCCATCTGGCTCAAGGTCCGCGATCGGCGCGGCAAGGTGGTCGAGCTTTGGGTGCTGCCGTCGCAGTACGTCAGGCCGCTGCACACGGACGGCGAGGTTCTTTGGGGCTATGAGTTCCTGGCGGGCCGAGGCGAGGCGATTCGGATTCCACGGGCCGATATCGTGCATATCAAGCACGACAATCCGCGCGATCGCTTTTGGGGCTGGGGGACGCTGGCGGCGGCTGCCGAGGCGAAGTCGGCAAATGATTCGATCAAGCGGGCACAGCTAAAGGCGTTCGATCAGGATATCCTGTCGAGCCTTTATTTCTCGACC